AGATGACTTCGCAGGATTTATGCATGATGAGGTTATGAAGGAAAGATTTGAATTACTAACAAACACAACTGCAGATTGGTCACCTAAAGATTTACAAACAAAACATAAAGCTAGAGTTGAGGTTGCTCGTTCACTTGCTATTTTTTCTGCATTTGCAGAAGGTGTGGCATTATACTCATCATTTGCAGTTCTTTATAGTTTCCAAATGAGAAACTTATTAAAAGGAATTGGACAACAAATGAAATGGAGTGTTAGAGATGAATCCCTACATTCAAAAATGGGTTGTCAATTATTCAGACATATGTGTGAGGAGTTTCCTGAATTATTGGAAGAAGCCAAAGCTGATATCTACAAAGCAGCACTAATCATTAGAGATTTGGAACATAAGTTTATTGATAAAATTTTTGAACAAGGTGATTTAGAGAATCTTAAAAAAGATGACTTAAAAGAATTTATTACAAAGAGAGTTAATGAGAAGTTAGCAGAATTAGGTTACAACCCAATACCAGGAGGAGATGATTATTTTGAATTTAACGAAAAGAAAGCATCTGAATTAGATTGGTTTTATCATCTTACAGGAGGAGTTACACACACCGATTTCTTCGCAATGAGACCAACGGATTATTCAAAAGCAGGAGAAGGTGAAAATTGGGATGATATATTTTAAAAAAAGTTTATGAAAAATTACGGAGAAGAAAATGGTTGGGAAATTGATGTTGATTTTCCTTCTTGGGGAAACAATGAGATATATGTAAAAACTATATCCAAAACATATTTACAGGCTGGAGAAAAACCAAAAGATGCATATTGGAGAGTTGCTACGGCAGTTGCTAAGAGATTGGAGAAACCACAATTAGCAACGAAATTTTTTGACTATATGTGGAAAGGTTGGCTATGTTTAGCAACGCCTGTATTAGCAAATACCGGTACTGATAGAGGTTTACCTATATCTTGCTTCGGTATTGATGTGGGTGATAGTATATTTGAAATTGGTTCTAAAAACTTAGAATTAATGCTATTAGCAAAGCATGGTGGGGGTGTAGGTATCGGAATCAATATGATACGACCTGCAGGTACTAAAATCACAGGAAATGGTACATCTGATGGGGTAGTTCCTTTTTGTAAAATCTATGATTCAACCATCCTTGCGACAAATCAGGGTTCAGTTCGTAGAGGAGCAGCATCGGTGAATATTAAAATTGAACACAAAGATATTGAAGATTTTTTAGAGATTAGAGAACCCAAAGGTGATGTTAATCGTCAATCACTTAACTTACATCAATGTGTTGTAATTAGTGATAGATTTATGAAGAAGTTAGAAGAAGGTGATAGTGAGGCTCGTAGAAAGTGGGGTAAAATATTACAAAAAAGAAAAGCAACTGGCGAACCATATATTATGTACAAAGGAAATGTGAACAAAGCAAATCCTGAAATGTACAAAAAGAATGGTTTGAAAGTTCATATGACTAATATCTGCTCGGAGATTGTATTACATACCGATGAGCAACATTCATTCGTTTGTTGCCTAAGTTCATTAAACTTAGCAAAATACGATGAGTGGAAAGACACTGATTTAGTTTATACAGCTACTATATTCTTAGATGGTGTATTGGAAGAATTTATCCAAAGAGCTAAGAATATGAAAGGGTTTGAGAATTCAGTTCGTTCAGCAGAAAGAGGTAGAGCATTGGGGTTAGGTGTATTGGGATGGCACACTTATTTACAACAAAAAGGATTACCATTTGAAGGATTACAAGCTCAATTTGAAACTCGTAAGATTTTCTCTCAATTAAAGATTGAATCGGAAAGAGCAAGTAGAGATTTAGCAAACGAATATGGCGAACCACTATGGTGTAAGGAAAGTGGATTCCGTAATACTCACCTAAGAGCAGTAGCACCTACGGTATCAAACTCTAAATTGAGTGGTAACGTAAGTAGTGGTATTGAACCTTGGGCGGCAAATGTATTTACCGAACAAACATCAAAAGGAACTTTCATTAGAAAGAATCCTGAATTAGAAAGAGTACTTCGTAAGATGGGCAAGAACACAAAAGAAGTATGGGATAAAATCCTTGCCGATGGTGGTTCGGTGCAAGACTTGGACTTTTTAGATGAATGGTGTTTTTCAGGTGATAAGTTAGTTGAATGCAAGGAAGTATCAATAGATGAAAGAGCACATAGATGTAGTTCAGTTAAGGATGTATTTAAAACATTTAAAGAAATCAATCAGTTAGATTTGGTAAGACAAGCTGGTATAAGACAACAATATATAGACCAAGCAGTTTCCCTAAATTTGGCATTTCCTGCAACGGCTGACCCTAAATGGATTAACCAAGTTCACTTAGAAGCTTGGAAGCAAGGAGTAAAAACTTTATATTATATGAGAACCGAATCAGTTTTACGAGGTGATATTGCTGCAAAAGCTATGGACCCGGAGTGTGTAAGTTGTGAAGGATAAAAACAAAATAAAATGGGCGATAATCAATCAATAAAACATAAAGAATTGACAGAAAAAATTAGAGAAGAAAAAACCGACAGTCCTAAAGGCCCTATTAAATTCCAATTACAATTAAATGAGGAACAAAAGGTAGCTAAGGAAAAGATTTTAAGTAACGCCATAACAATTCTAAGTGGTAAAGCGGGTAGTGGTAAAACACTATTAGCTTGTCAGGTTGCATTGGATATGTTATTTAAAAAGACGGTAAACAAAATCATCATTACTCGTCCAACGGTAAGTAAAGAAGAAATTGGATTTTTACCGGGTGATTTGAGAGAGAAAATGGAGCCTTGGATGCAACCAATTTATTCTAATTTTTATCAATTATATAACAAAGAAAAGATTGATAAGATTTTAGAAAGTGGACAAGTAGAAATTGTTCCGTTGGCATTTATGAGAGGTAGAACATTTTTAGATGCATTCATTATAGTAGATGAAGCACAAAATTGTACAAATGACCAAATGGAAATGATTACATCTCGTTTGGGATTAAGAAGTAAAATGGTTGTGTGTGGCGATACACAACAAGTGGATTTAAAATATAGAGGAGATAGTGGATTTAAATTCTTATTATCAACTGCAAAGAAGATTAAGGATATGGATTCGCAAACATTATTAACAAATCATAGACATCCGGTTGTAGACGCATTGTTGGATGCATATGATGAATTTAAAAACAAAACAAATGGTAACACTTAAAAAATTCTCCGCAGTATGGTGCGGACCTTGTAGAGCATTGGCTCCAGTTATTAACGAAGTAAAAACTCAGTTCTCAAATGTAAAATTTGAAGAATATGATGTGGATACCGCTTATGATGAAGCAACAAAGTATGGTATCCGTTCAGTACCTACAATTATAATTGAAAAGAATGGTGTAGAGGTAGATAGATTTACCGGAGCATCTTCTAAATTAACTTATGTAAATGCACTTAACGAACATTTAAAGTAAAATAAATTTGTGATTATCAAAAAAATAGGTTATATTAGACGTATGTTAAGAGGCGAAGCGCATCCAATGCACAAATTGACTGAAGAGCAGATAATGCAAATCAGAGAACTATACCGAATTGGTCATAGGAATATTAATGTAATAGCTAGGAACTATAAAGTTTCGCCTGCAAACATTAAAAAAATAGTTACTAACCAAACATGGACACATATGATAAAGTGGCCATACGAAAAAGTTTAAGTTATGTCAAACGAAGAAATAATTGAAGAGCTTTTAGTAGAAGCTGCTGAGTATGGATTAAGAATAGAAGTTTTGGATACAGCAAGAAAATTGTTAAAAGAAAATCCAAAAATGGATAGGGTAATTGCATACGAAGAAGCTTATAATGAGTGGATAAAATAGTTACATGAAAGAATTAAATAAGTTATATTGTGATACTTCCAAATTAGTCGTAAGACAAGTAAACAAAAACATAGCAAAAGATATTATTGTCAATAACCATTATAGTGGTATATGGACTAAGGTATCTTATGCTATTGGTTTGTTTCATGTTTCAAATGATGAACACAAATTCTTTGGTGGAGTAAACGAAAAACTTATTGGAGTAGCTTGTTATGGTGACCCGGTTGGTAGGCACTCAGGTGCATCTATTAGCGAAACATTGGATAGAACGGAAGTTTTAGAACTTACTCGTTTATTCGTATTTGATGGGTATGGTAGTAACATTGAGAGTTGGTTTGTTGGCAAATCATTTGAATGGTTAAGGGAAAACGCACCACAAATAAAAGCATTGGTTTCATATTCAGACCCAAAAGCAGGTCATTTAGGAACTGTATATCAAGCAACTAATTGGGTATATCAAGGAAATAGAATTAGACCAAATGATAGTTGGAGTTTCAAATGGAGTGAAGATGATGAGTGGCATCATAGTAGAACATCATTTGTAAGATATGGTACTAATGACCCAAAAGCAATTCAAACAATGGTATCAATGCCATTTTGGATTAAAAAAGAACCGAGAAAACATCGTTATGTTTATATACTTTTGAGTGGTAGAGAAAAAAAGAAATTATTAAAATCTTTAAAATACCCATCGTTACCATATCCAAAAGCAAAAGAGGAATTTATTGAAGAAATACATAAATTAGAACCAATTGAAAGTAGAAAATAAGTTATATTGTGATACAAGTAAAGTATCAATTAGAGAAATCAATAGTAATGTAGCCAAAGAGATTATTGTTAAAAAACATTATACTCACGCTTGGACTGCTTGTAGATACGCATTAGGTATATTTTATAAAACCGATACCGAAAATGTAATTGGTGATGATGAAATCTTAATTGGATGTATGGTCTATGGGTTTCCCGTAGGAGCAAGAGCATCTACATCTGTATGTGAAGGATTGACTAAAGATAATATTTTGGAATTGACTCGTTTATATTGTGATGATGGATATGGTTCAAATATAGAATCATACGCATTAGGGCAATCATTCAAATGGTTTAGAGAGAATGATAAGAATATTAAAGTACTTATTTCATATGCAGATAATGGGCAAGAACATTTGGGTGGAATATATCAAGCAACCAATTGGATTTATCAGGGGTTAAATACTGATATTGCTTTAATGCCAAATTATGGTATTTCATTATCAGATAGCCCATTTAAATGGATTCATAGTAGAACTGTATTTACAAAATGGGGTAGTGGTAATTTAGAACATCTTCGTAGAGAAATTGGTAAAGATGGTTATAAACAATTTTGGAGAAGAGAAGAGCCGCCAAAGCATCGATATATACAAATCATAGGAGCAGACAAAAAAGATAAAAAAGATTTAATTAAGAGGTTAAAGCATGAAGTTAGACCTTATCCTAAAAATGCAAGAGAATATAATAAAGGAATAGAACTCCACACTACAATAGAACCGGATTCAGAAATATCGGTTAAATTTTGGTAAATCAAATAATTTTTTGTATATTCGTATACGAAGCATAATAATAAGCAATATGAAATTTTGGGATACAGGCGAACAAACCAATACGGAGCAGTTCGATTACGAAGTGATGAAGAAAAAATTCATCGAAAACTTAGATTATCTAAGAACAATGTCAGTTGAAGAACAAACACTTTATAAAAAGTGGATGGAATGGAATGAAGATTTGGCAGGTAATATGAAAAAATTGCCAGTTTTACAATCTCACTATGATTCCCTATGGAAACCTACTGATATAATGAATAAAGAATTAACAATCGCTGAAATTGAAGCAATTGACCCGTATGTTGAAATAGTAGATGATAATCCAAAAGAATCAACCCGATGGACAGAAATTCGTAGATTGATTCATACAATGGAGTTTCAGGCTAATCCAGGTCGTAATGTTAAGTGTTATGTAAAAGATAGAACAACTGGTAAGATATTAGGACAAATTTGTTTAGGTTCAGATATTACATCATTGGGAGTTAGAGATGCATATATTGGATGGCAGAAAGAGGATAAGTTTCAAAATGGTAAATTAAATTGTACCACAATTGCAACTACTATCGTATCAACCCAACCATTTGGATATAACTTTTTAGGTGGTAAATTAATCGCAGCATTAGCAACTTGTCCTGAGATTAGAGATTTTTGGAAAAAGAAATATGATAATCCGTTAGTTGGCGTTGGTACTACATCTTTGTATGGTGTACATTCACAATATAATGGTATTCCGCATTTCAAAACATTAGGAGAATCTAAAGGTAAGATTTCAACAAAGCCAGATGATAAGGTATATGACCCATGGCATCAATGGTTAAAAGAAAATCGTTCCGAATGGTATAAAACACATATTATGGATGAGAGAGAACGTAATGGTGCCAATATGGGATATGAAAGAAACGGGCCTGTAAGTGGAATCAAACAAAAGATTATTCAGGCAATTTTCAAAGAATTGGGAATCAAAGGAAACGCTTACGACCACGGATTCCAAAGAGGTGTATATTTTGCAAAAATGTATGAGAATGGTAATGAATTCTTACAATCTAAAATTGAAGAGAAGGATTTAGTTCTTAAAGAGAAGTTTGCGAAAGGAAATGAGTACACTATTAAATGGTGGAAAGATAAAGCAATCAAACGATATACTACATTATATAATGATGGAAGGATTAAACCTGAAGTTTTATTTTATGTAAATGCAATAGGAATGACTTGGGAACAAATGAAGGATAATTATTTAAAAGAAGTGGGAAGATAGTATGAAATTTTGGGAAACATCATTAGATTTTAGTAAAGCACGGAAAGTATTAGTAATACCAAATATAACTAATTCTGGAAATATTGAAAAAGATTCATTTGTTGATGTTATCTATAATCATATTAAAGGGTTAGAAGGAAAGGAGCAATTCTTTTGGAATATCATATTACCTCAGCCCGTTAAAAAATTAAATTTAGAAAACGTTAAACAACATATCATCCAATTTTCAGGAGATATGATTAAAATGAGAACATATCCACCTGATATGAATCGTTTATTGGAAACATTGGATTATGATGTTATCTATTCGCATTTACCCGATTGGCCACAAGTTGGTAGATATAAGAACGATTTTAATACAAAAATTATTGGATATTGCCATTGGTGGGAAATGAAATCCTGCAATGCCGAAGATAGAAAGAATAAGTGGAGATGGATGCCGATTGAATTATTGGGAGTATCTCAAATGGAAACTTGCTTTATCAATACACAAGAACAAAAAGATAGAGTATTAGAAGAAGCTAAACTTTGGTTTAATGCTGAAATGATTGATAAATTAAATGATATATTAGTTGTTTGGAATTTAGGTGTAGATAATTCTAAAATAATAGAATTACCAAAGCCAAAAGAAAAAATAATCGTATTCAATCATAGAGCAGCTGCTTATAAAGGGTATCCTACATTCATTAGATTGATGGAAGAATATCGTATAAAAAGAAACGATTTTAAAGTTTGGGTGCCACAATTAGATGGAAAGCCCGAACATAGTTGGATTGATAATACAAAAGTAGCAAAGCATGATTACTATACAAAATTACAATCTTGTACTGTTGGTGTTCAAATGAGGCAAACGAATTATGGATGGAGTGTAGCAGCTACGGATTGTATGATGAATGGAACTCCTATGATATATCAGGAATCAGATTGTTATAGAGAAATAGAACCAAACGGATTATTTTTTAAATTCAAAAAAGATTTATTTGAAATGTTAGATAAATTATTGGATGATGAAAATTATAGAAATGAAAAATCTATAAAAAGTATTGAAAGAGCTAGGGAACTATCTTTGAATGATAGTAAGATGATTGAAATTTTAAAAAATAAACTAAAAGCATAATGTACCAAAATATTTATTACGAAAGACAGAAGAATCTCATACACTTATGGGATGATAAGAGTGGGTATCAAACAATGCCATACCGAAAATATGCTTATAAGAAAGACCCACATGGTCAATATCAATCAATGTATGGTGATAGATTAACAAAAGTTGGTAAATGGGAAAAGGAAGAATCGGATGATTTATTTGAATCAGATATTCCAGAAACAACAAGAGTATTAGTAGATATTTACGATAATGATTTACCATCAAAGGGACATAGAGTAATGACTTTTGATATTGAGGTAGAAATGATTACGGGGTTACCATCTACAAGGGAGGCACAAAATGAAATTACAGCAATTGCATCACACGATGGTGCAACAAAACTATACGATGTATTCGTACTAGATAAACAAAGAAAAATTAAAAAAAATGCCAAACCTTTTACAAAGGATGGGAGAGAAGTTACTCTTCACGTTTTCGATAACGAGAAAAATCTTTTACTTGCATTCCTTAATTATTACGAAGAAGTTAATCCAACTATTCTCACCGGATGGAATATAGATTTCTTTGATATTCCGTATTTGTATAACCGATTAAAGAATATAGTTGGAGAAGGAAATGCACGTAGATTATCCCCAATCGGCCAGACATTTTATTCACCATATAGAGAGAAGTGGAGTATTGGTGGTGTGAGTATTTTGGATTATATTAATTTATATAAAACGTACACATATTCATTGGAAGCATCGTATACTTTAAACTACATAGCTACACAGGAATTGGGTAGAGGTAAGATTGAGTATGAAGGAAGTTTAGATGATTTGTTTGAGAACGATTTAGAGAAATTTATTGAGTATAACATTGTCGATGTGGACTTGGTTGTAGCAATGGATGAGAAACTTCAATTCATCGAATTATGTAGGGCGGTGTGTCACTCTGGATTTGTACCATATGAAGATTACATTTATTCTTCAAAGTGGTTAGAAGGAGCTTGTTTAGCATATCTTAAAACTAAGGGATTAGTAGCAACTAATAAACCAAAGGATAGAAAGGAAAGAATGCAAGCATTGCGAGATAATAATCAGGAGAAGTTTATTGGAGCATATGTAAAAGAACCCATTGTTGGCAAGTATGATTGGATTTATGATTTGGATTTAACATCACTATACCCATCAATCATTATGACCCTAAACATCAGTCCTGAAACAAAGATTGGTAAGATTCAAAATTGGGATGCAGAGGCAAATATCAAAGGATTAGATACGACATATAAAGTAGTAGGTAAAGATGGCGATGAGTACTCATATACGACTCAGGAGTTGAAGGAAGTTATTAAGGATAGTAACTTAGGTGTTGCAGCAAATGGAGTTCTTTACAATCAAGATAAACCCGGTCTAATCGCAGATATTCTTAACACTTGGTTTGATAAACGTGTAGAGTTCAGAAAGTTGGAGAAAAAATATGGTGAAGCTGGTGATACTGAAAAATATGAATTTTACGCCAAACGTCAATTAGTTCAAAAGATTCTTTTGAACTCAATGTATGGTGTATTAGGTTTGCCGGCATTCCGTTTCTATGATGTGGATAACGCTGAGGCAGTTACGCTAACAGGTCAGACTGTTATTAAGAAAACTGCTGAAATGGCTAATATTAAATATTGGAAAGAATTGGGTACAAAAGATGATTACAATGTGTACATCGATACGGATTCAATTTATATGATGGCCGAACCATTGGTAAAACATCGTTATCCAAATTACAAAGAGTTTGATGAAAAGAGAATGGCAGTTGAAGTGGATAACATTGCAACCGAAACACAAACATTCTTAAACTCATTCTATGATATATTAGCAGAACGATTCTTTTTTATTCCAAAAGATAAACATAGATTTGAAATAAAAAAGGAGTTTATCAGTAAAGCAGGATTTTGGGTAGCTAAGAAACGATATGCACAATGGATGATTTTAAAGAATGGTATTCCGTGTGATAAGTTGGATGTAAAAGGATTGGATGTAGTTCGTTCTTCATTCCCCAAAGCATTTCAGGACTATATGAGTGGTATGTTAAAAGATATTCTAATGGGTAAAGATAATGATTATGTTGATACAAAATTATTAGATTTCAAAAAGAGTATGATTAATCTCCCAGTTAATAAAATAGCAAAAGGTGGAGCAATTAAAGAATTGAGTAAATATGATAATGGTACTTGGAAAGTTGGGCAAGCAGTTGGTTCATTTGAAAAAGGTACGCCTGCACACGTTAAAGCCGGAATCACCTATAATAGATTATTAAAATATTTCAATTGTCCATACAAACACGAACCTATTAGAGATGGTGATAAGGTAAAGTGGGTGTATTTAAAAAATAATCCATTAGGATTAGAAACTATCGCATTTAAAGATTATAATGACCCATCCGAAATATTGGAGTTTGTTGAAAATTATGTAGATAGAGATATGATTTTTAAAGCAGAGTTAGAAAATAAAATTGATGATTTCTATACTGCATTGAAGTGGGATAAGGTAACAATGGAAACAAAAACAGCAAAAAAATTCTTCGCATTTTAATATGAATAGTTTAAAATTTTGGAATCCAGAAGGATATGATATAGCAAGTTACAAATGGTTATTAGAAGAACGTGCCGATAAAGAAATATTAGGAAATGGGTCTGATAGTGGTAATTGCTACTATTCATTTAATGAATTAGGATTTAGAGGAGATTCCCCTAAAAAACGTGGTATAAAATTTATGTCAGTTGGATGTGAGCATACCGAAGGTATTAATGTACACAATCATCAGACTTGGCCGCATTTAGTTTCAAGAATGATTCCAAATGGAGTTGATTTAAATTTGGGTATTAATGGTAGAAGTAATGATTATATAGCTAGAAGTATACTAACTTGGACTGATTATTTTAAACCGGCATTGGTATTAATAATGTACACATATCCACATCGTAAGGAATTTTATTTAGATAATGGTAATGTAGAACCATATGCACCAAAACCTTGGGGATATTTTGATGAGGAAATGGAAGGCAGACAAATGTGGAGTAATTTAACATATTCATCTAATAAAGAAGAGAATTTAATGAATTGGTATAAAAATCATTTATTAATTTCAAATTATTTAAAAGCAAAAGATATTCCATTTATTTGGAATGGTACATTTGTGCAAACTGATTATACAGATGAACAAAGATTTGATGGTGAATATCCATATTTTGAAGATATAAATAAACATGCAACGGATTATCAAAATGAAATTTACGCTAAAAAATTATTCAATCATATGAAAGAAAATTTTGAAATGTAAAAAACTTTTCGTATATTTGATAAAATAACAATAAATTAAAATTTAAAAACAAACAGTATGAACAAAAACAATCTATTAAGATTTATTCAGAAGTATTCGTTAGGTGGACTAATCGAATCAGTAGCATGGAACGCGGAAGGAAACAAACTATCAGTTCGTTTTATTTCAGATGACAAAACCCTATTGGGAGAAGTAGAATTTAATGCATTCACTTCAAAAGGATTTAATGTAGGTATTTATACAACATCATTATTGAAAAATATGATTGGAGTATTAGATAGTGATATTGCATTAAAAGTAGATTTAGCAGGAGATAAAGCAGTATCATTAAAATTGAGTTCAGATGAAACTGAAACATCTTATCAATTGGCGGATTTAGGAGTTATTCCACCTGTGCCAGATTTAAAGCAATTACCTGAATTTGGTATTGATATTGAAATGGCATCTAATATGATTGATAAGTTTATCAAAGCAAAAGGAGCATTAAGTGATATCGATACATTTACAATCTTTACCGAAGGTGGTGATTTGAAAATGGCAATTGGTTATTCATCAATTTCTACAAATAGAGTAACATTTATTTGCCAGAAAGGATTTGCAGGTGAAATCAAACCAATCTCATTCTCAGCAAAGTATCTTAAAGAAATCCTTACTGCAAATAAAGAAGCAACATCAGCAAAATTAAGTGTATCTACTGATGGTTTATCACACGTTGGTTTTCAAATTGATGACTTTGTTTGTAAGTATTATTTAGTAGAAATTTCAAATTAATAAAAATGGCAGAACAATTAGATTTATTCCCACAAGAGGAATTACAACAACAAGATGCGGGTAGTATTGAAGTACCAGAAACACAACCAATTAAAGATACGGAGTGGTGTTTTCAATTTTTTAATAACGAACCCGTTATATTTGGTTGGCAAGATGAAGGAGCAGCTCCTACTCCAATAAATTTCAAAATTGAACCAGTTGAAGGAGAAGCTTTAATTTTTAAGCAAAATGGAATGGAATTTAAAATATTCCCAAGAGTAATTTCAGAAGAAACAAAAATTCAAAGAAAAAATGAAAGTAAGAATAAAGAAGCTTAGTCCAGAAGCAGTTATACCAACATATGCAAAAGATGGTGATGCCGGTATAGATTTAGTTGCAACATCAATGAAGCTTGATGGCACACAAATTACATACGGAACAGGATTGGCAATGGAAATACCCGAAGGATTTGTAGGATTAGTATTTCCTCGTTCATCTATTCGTAAAACTGACTTATCACTAAGTAATTCAGTAGGTGTGATTGATAGTGGATATAGAGGTGAAATACAGGCAACATTTAATCAAAAGTCTTTATCATCTAAAAGTGGTAGTTTTCTATATGGAGTTGGTGATAGGATTATGCAAATTATGATTATACCATATCCACCTATCGAATTTGAAGAAGTAACAGAATTAAATAACACCGAAAGAGGCGAAGGCGGATTCGGTTCAACTGGAAAATAATATGAGTTTTTTCGCAAACGAAAATAGTAAAAAAGAACATACTTTGTGGGTGGAGAAATACCGCCCACAAACGTTATCCGAATATGTTGGAAACGACATGATTAAGGAAACCATTCAACAATATCTTGATAGTAACGATATTCCGCATTTACTTTTTTATGGTAAAGCGGGTACGGGTAAAACCACACTTGCTAAACTAATCGTAAATACAATCAAATGTGACTTTATGATTATCAACGCATCGGATGAAAACAATGTGGATACTGTTAGAACAAAAGTTAAGAACTTTGCATCATCAGTTGGATTTGCAGGTTTCAAAGTAATCATCTTAGATGAGTTTGATTATATGACACCCGGAGCACAAGCAATTTTGAGAAACTTAATGGAAACATTCAGTAAGCATTGTAGATTTATCTTAACCTGTAATTACATTGAGAAAATCATTGACCCTATTCAAAGTAGATGTCAATCTTTCGCAATCACACCTCCAACTAAAAAGGATGTAGCGGTTCAAGTAGCAAAGATATTAGATGCTGAAAAGATTAAGTATGAACCAAAGAATATGGCTGATGTGATTAATTCATATTATCCAGATATTAGAAGAATACTTAATACTTGTCAATTACAATCTGCAAAAGGTGAATTGAAAGTAGACCATAAAGTAATGGTTGAAGCAAACTTTGCAACTAAACTTATTGAACTTTTAAAATCAGAAGATGATAAGAGAAATATCTTTATGCAAATTAGACAGGCAGTAGCGGATAACAAATTAAATGATTATTCGGAAATGTATACTATGCTTTATGATAAAGTAGATGAGTATGCAAAAGGAAACGTAGCCAATACAATTCTTACAATAGCTGAAGGATTATCAAAAGATGCTTTAGTAGTTGATAAGGAAATTGTATTTATGAGCACAATTATTCAAATTTTAAATATAATAAAATAATGGAACAACAAGCACAAATCCCAATGAATTTTTCATTGAACGATGCAAGAGATATCAATTGCGAATGTGGTAGTGGTGTATTTATGCCAGGTATGAAATTCAAAAAAGTATCCCGTTTAATTACAGGTGGAGCTAAAGATTCAATTATTCCTATTGAAGTATTTTTATGTACTCAATGTGGTAAAACATTGCAAGAATTATTGCCAGAGGAATTGAGAGAAAAACAATCAATCGCAGAATAATGGCAGTTAAAAAGTTATTTGACCACATCAATGCAATAACTTCGGAGCAAGACCCAAAGTATTTCGATAAATTGACAGAAGAGGATTTAAAATCATGGAGTAATTTTATGATAAATCGTTTTCTGTCAATGAAACCGGATTGGGTTGAATTAGTTGCAACTTTACTTCCTTTGACTCAAACTCTACAACCAAAAGAAATGTATAAATTATATATTAGCTTAATTCCAAAAGGAAAGCATTATTTAAAATACATTAAAGGTAAGGGTGAAGATAAGTATGAAGATTTTCTCATAGAACTTATGAAGAAAGATTACCTATGTTCAGAAAGACAAGCACTTGATTATATAGAAGTTCTTTATGCAAGTAGAGAAGGTAGAGAGCACATGAAGTATGTATGTGAAAAGTATGGAGTAGATAAGAAACAAATTACTAAATTAAAATTAAAAATATAGTGAATAAAAAATATTTGGTAACTAATGGGTGCTCATTCACAGAAGGGCATATGTTGGGTAATGAAGGTGCTTGGCCTAAATTTTTAGGTGAAAAAATGGATATGGAAGTTATAAACATTGGGAAAGGTGGTAGTGGAAATGATACTATAACTTGGAGAACAATTGAATTTTCAGAAACAAATAAAGATATAGCAAAAGATTCATTATATGTAATTCAATTAACAGAATGTTTACGATATCAGGTATATTACGATAATTTAATAAAAGACCCACAAGAGTGGCATGTTACACCATTATGCTTTCAAAGAACAATGGATTCTTACAAATATGGAAATGAGGCTTCTAAATGGATTTATAAAAATAGAGAAGAATTAATTTTTATTTATAGCAATATAACTTTTGCATTATATAAGACTTTACAAAATATTATAACATTAGTTTCTTATTTTGAAGCACATAATTATCCATATATTATATTTGATGGTATTAATGACCACAAACCATTTAAATATGAAAATTCTTATTATTTAAAAGAATCAAATTCGGATAATATAAATCCTGAATTTAAAATAAAAACATCATTGGATGTAATAGACCCAGATGATTATGATAAAAATATTACTCGTAGGGATAATGGATATTTTATAGATGAAAGATTAATAAATAGTATATTTAATAATCCTAAATTTTTTAAAGAAATTCCGGTATTATTGAAATATTTTATGGAAAAAGGAGAATCGGAACATACTGATAGAGATTATTATTTTAAAGGAAATGGCGGCCACCCAAACGTAGAAGCTTGTAATATTTGGGCAGATATTTTAAAAAAATATATAGAACAATTAAATTACTAAATTAAATTAAGATATAATTTGGTAAATCCAAATATAAGTTGTATATTTGTTCTATGGCTAGAGTATCATTTTCTCAATATAGTATGTGGAGCAGTTGCCCACATCAATATAAACTAAGTTACATAGATGATTTAAGAGAATCATCATCCAACATACATTCTGTATTTGGTTCAGCAATGCACGAGACATTGCAAGAATATTTAAGTAGATGCCTTCGTATCTCCAAATCACAAGCTGATAAGGGAATGGATACGAAGGTTTTCCTTAAAGAAAAGATGAGAGAATTCTTTCTCAAAGAATCCAATGAAGGTAAAAACCCTATTTGTTCAAAAGAAGAATTAGTAGAGTTTTTAGAAGATGGAAATCTTATTTTAGATTACTTTCAAAAATCCAAAAATTTTAACAACTTCTTTTCATTAAAATACGATGAGTTAGTTGCTATTGAGCAACCAATTAATACTAAAATATCTGAGCATGTTAATTTTTTAGGATTTATAGATTTAATTACTCGTAGTAAATTCAATGGTAAATATAAAATCATAGATTTTAAAACTTCAACTAGAGGATGGACTAAATATCAAAAATCAGACCCAATAAAAAATACACAAATACTTTTATATAAGAAATTTTACGCAGAGATGTTAAATATTTCAGAAGATATGATTGAAGTTGAATTCATTATATTAAAACGAAAAGTAGCTGAAGTAGAAGATTACACTATTCCACGCATTAGTAGACATGTACCAGCAAGTGGTAAACCATCTGTTAATAAAGCTTGGAAGGGATTTACCGAATTTGTAAATAGTGTATTTAATGAAGATGGCTCATATAGAACAGATGTTGAATATAGAAAGAATCCAACAAAACTTTGTGATTGGTGTGAGTTTTCGCAAAGAGGAATATGTGATAAAAAAAATTAAAAACAAAATATATATTTAAAAAGAGTTATGGCAAAAAAGAAAAAGATTCTATTACTTTCGGATGATTTAAGAATGACTAGCGGTATAGCCAATGTATCTAAACAATTGGTGCTAGGGACAGTAGATAAATATGATTGGGTTCAATTAGGAGCAGCAATCAAACATCCAGATTCCGGAAAGATATTTGATTTAAATGATAGTATTAGAGAAACCACAGGTGTGGCTGATGCAAATGTAAAATTATATCCATCCGATGGATATGGTAACCCAGATGTAATCAGACAATTATTAATGGCAGAAAAACCTGATGCTATCTTACACTTTACTGACCCAAGATATTGGATTTGGTTATATGAGATTGAGCATGAAATTCGCCAATCAGTTCCTTTATTCTTTTACCATATATGGGATGATTTACCAGACCCAAAATACAATAGAGATTATTATGAAAGTTGTGATTGGATTGGATGTATTTCAAAACAAACTTATGGTATTACCCGTAGAGTTTGGAGTTGGGATAAAGAAAAACATTGGGCCAAACCTGCTGATTGGCAAGTAAGTTATGTACCACATGGTATCAATTCTGAATTATATAAACCAGTTGATGTACCACAAGATTTTAAACAAAGTATCTTTGGCGATAAAGAATATGAATTTGTTCTTTATTGGAATAATAGAAACATTCGTAGGAAACAAGCGATTGATGTTATTCTTGCATTTGATAAATTTGTCGAAGCATTACGACCAGAGGATAGAGATAAGGTATGTTTGTTAATGCATACACAGCCCGTTGAAGAGCATGGTACTGATTTACCAAGAACAATTGAAGAATGTTGTTCACCTGAAACAAATGTAATGTTTGCACCAAATAAATATAGTGAAGAACAATTGAATCTTCTTTATAATATAGCAGATGTTACAATCAATGTAGCATCCAACGAAGGATTTGGATTAGCAACTGCTGAATCGGTAATGGCTGGGACTCCAATTATTGTAAACGTAACCGGTGGTTTGCAAGACCAATGTGGATTCAGAGATAAAGGTACGGGTAAATTATTAACTGCGGAAGATTATGTAGAGATTGGTTCTTTACATGACAGACATAAAAAAGCAGGTGTAGTTTGGGGAGATTGGGTTAAACCAATTTGGCCAGTTCGTTCAACAACAGGTTCAGTTCCTACTCCATATATCTTTGATGATAGAATTGATTTTGAAGATATTACTCCTCTAATTATGGATTTTTATAAAATGGGAAGAGAAGAAAGAAAAGCTGCTGGATTAAAAGGTAGAAAGCATTTCTTAGGAGATGGCAAATTAAGTAAAGAAGCTATGTGTGATGCATTAGTAGAAGGTATGGAAGGTGCATTTGCAAATTGGAAACCAAAAGAAAAATTTAAATTAATAGAGTTATAGTATGAAACCAACATTAGTATTTCAAGCACCAATAGCAACGAGAAGTGGATATGGTGACCACGCAAGAGATTTATTACATTCTCTATATAAATTAGATAAATTTGAAATCAAAGTTATTAGTACTCGTTGGGGTTCGACTCCAATGGATGCACTTAACTATGATAAACCATTTCATAAATGGATAGTAGATAGTATTATTCCAAAAATTGAACAAAAGCCAGATATATACATTCAGGTAACTGTACCAAATGAATTCCAACCTGTTGGGTTTTATAACATTGGTATTACTGCGGCAATTGAAACAACACATTCTCCATTGGATTGGATACATGGTTGTAACCGAATGGATTTAATTATAGTTCCATCCGAGCATTCAAAAAAGAGTTTAGTAGATTCAATTTATAATGAAGCTGATAATCAAACTAAACAATTAATTGCACAGCATAAAATTCAAAAACCAGTTGAGATTCTTTTTGAAGGATTTGATGAAGAAGATTTTGGAACTGAGCATGTTGCACATATTAACGAATTGGATTCAATCAAAGAAGATTTCGCATTCTTATTTGTAGGACATTGGTTAAGGGGTGATTTGGGTGAAGATAGAAAGAATGTGGGAATGATGATTAAAACATTTGCAATGGCATTCAAAAATGAAAAGATTAAGCCAGCATTAGTTCTTAAAACCAGTTCAGCAGGGTTTAGTGTATTAGATAGAGAAACAACTATTAAAAAAATAAGACAAGTATTGGGTAAAGATTATGGTAAAGTTCCAATTTATCTTTTACATGGCGATTTAACTCCATCGGAAATGAATGGGTTATACGAACATCCAAAAGTAAAGTCAATGTTGAATTTTACAAAAGGTGAAGGATTTGGTAGACCGCTATTAGAATTTAGTTTAACAGGTAAGCCTGTAATTGTATCCAATTGGAGTGGACATGTTGATTTCTTAAAACAGGGTGCAGTATTATTAGAAGGTGAGTTGAAGCCGGTACACGAATCCGCAGCTGACCAATTCCTTTTAAAAGAAGCACAATGGTTTAATGTGAATATTTCAAAAGCATTATCATCTATAAAAGATGTTTATAAGAATTATGATAGATATAAAACAGCATCTTTTCAATTGGGTAAACAAAACAAACAAAATTTTGGATTAGAAAAAATGACTAAATTGTTTGATAACATTTTAAATCAATATGGTATTTATACTAAAGTACAACCAAAGTTTCAACAACTTCAGTTACCTAAACTAAAAATGTTAAATAAATAATGAGTAATTTTAATCCAATATATCGTAAATTTATAGATGATAAAAGTATAATTTCCCCAAACAAAATAACTAGGGGAAATTTTTACATGATAAAAGAATATACATATGTGGATGGTACTAAAGGTAGATTTACTGAAACAACTTCGCCCATAATATACACATTATTTGTATCACAGCCAAAAAATATTATCCATTGTGTTAAAGTTTCAAATGTTAATCCAAACGTAATTAAAAAATTCTTTGGTAAATTTGTAAATGAACAAACTGAAATGTTACAAATGAGAGGAGGAGCTAAAGACTTTTATTCAAAAATAGTTAGTAAAGTTCCAGTTGTGACAAATGATGCATATCGTACATATCTTATAAGTGGATTAGGTAAAGTTTTAAAATTATCAATGGATGTAAATGAAATCACTCCTAAGACTGTTAATGTAATCGGTATAGATTCAAAATCACAATTAAAAAATAGATAGTTATGACATCAAACGAATTTGTCCTTTGGTTAAAAGGATTTACAGAGGGAGTACATGAATTTAATATCACTCCAAAACAATGGGATATATTAAAAGATAAATTAGCAGAAGTAGAAGATAAAGTATTAATCTTGGAATCACCAAAATTTCCATTTGGAGTTCCGAATACTGCGCCAATACAAACATTGCCATTTATCCAACCACATAATCCATATAACCCATTTCAAATAACTTGTGGTAGTGGTTCATCTGGAACAACAATAACAACAACACCAGGTGGTGGTTCTATTACATACGCAACACCGCAATTTGTAACATCAACTGCGTATGGGTATCCTAGTGGTAGTGCATGGAGTTATACGAATAATACATATAATCCACCATATACAACAGGCGGAGAAGATGAAACTATAAAAACATCTACTGACGAAAAAATATTTTAATGAAATTAAGTTACGCAATTACTGCCTGTAATGAGGTAGAGGAAACCATTAGATTGGTAAATCAGTTATTAAACTACAAAGAAGAGAATTCGGAAATAGTAGTCTTATTAGATACACCAAAAGCTCCTACTGAATTAGTAGAGTATTTGGAACTACAAGCAAACGCAGACCATATTACACTTATTGAATCTGAATTTGATAATGATTTTGCACAATGGAAAAATCTATTAAACTCACAATGTAAAGGTGAGTGGATATTTCAGTTGGATGCGGATGAGTATCTTATGCCAGACTTGATTGTAAATATGGAAGCATTATTGGAATCAAATATAGATAAAGATATGATTGTTGTTCCTAGAATCAATACAGTAGAAGGATTAACTGAAGCACATATTAAAAAATGGGGATGGAGTGTAAATGAAAAGGGATGGGTAAATTTCCCAGATGTCCAAACTCGTATTTATAAAAACTCTGACAAAATTGGATGGAGTGGTAAAGTACACGAGAGAATAGTTGGATTTGAAAATTATACATCATTTCCAGCTGATGAAATTTATTGCATCAAGCATCCAAAAACCATTGATAGACAAGAGAAGCAAAATAACTACTACGATACTTTATAATGGTTCACATATATTATCACATATATGTAATTGAAGGCATTGAAGAAATAATTGATGAACAAATATCTCTTATAGAAAAATCATTTGATTTTACATATAATTTGAATATAGGAATTTCCATAGCAGAGGATAATAAATCAATATCAGATTTATTTAAAAAATTTAATAATATAAGAGATGTTAGAGCTAATGGAAATGAGTTTGTTACATTGGATTTAATAGAAAAAGATAAGGAAAAGTTTGGTGATTCCGATTATATTTTGTATCTTCATACGAAGGGAGCCTCTAAATTGAATAATATAAACTATTTTAATATAAAATCCTGGAGAGAGTTAATGAATTATTTTAATATAGAAAAATGTAAAGATGTATTCAAATTGTTTGAAAAAACCGATTTTAATACATATGGTGTATTGTTTAATAAATTTTATATGGGTAATTTTTGGTGGGCAAAATCATCTTATTTAAAAACATTGAATATGAGTGAAGTAGATAAAAATAATAGATACCACGCGGAAGGCAATTATTTAAAAAAGGGAGAAGATTGGAAACCATATTCAGTATATAATATCGAATCAGCAAACCCATACGCATTTAATTTTAAAAGAGAAGAGTATGCAAAATAAAATAACGTTTATATTTGATTACAAAGGAGAAGAATGGTGTATGCCATTGGCACTTCTTAATGAATTTAAAGAAAGAGATTGGGATACTCAAATAGTTTCAATTTCAAATGGAGATGGGTTATTAAAAGAATATATTGAATCAGATGACCAACCTACTATTATAATGTTTTTGGATTGGGGAAGATTTGATTCACCTTATTTAAATAAAGAATTAAAACCAAATTCATTTTGGATACAAGAGAGTGGTGATGACCCACAAAATTTTGAAAGAAACTGTCCAAAGGCAAATAGATTTCATTACACAATTACACCTGATAAGCAATGTGCAGAAGCATATAAAAGTAAAGGTATAAATGCAGAATGGATAAATCACTTTGCAGATACGGCAGTTCAATTTCCAATGAATTCAGAATCACAATATGTTGCAGTTACGAGTAGAGGAAGGGGTGGTTCGGAATTTTTAGATTACTTAACTAATTGG